CCCTGTATTCGGTACGTTGTTGGACTGGTAAATGTCAAAACCTGCCGCCTGACCGATGAAACCATTAGCCAGTACGCTGTCGGTCTTGCTGGTGCCTGCTGCCACAAAGCGGGAATCCTTCAGCATGTAGGCATAGAAAGCCGGCGGCACCACGACAAAACGGCCCGTGCTCTGAACATTCTTTTCATCCAAGGCCGTACGCAGGTCCACCAAAGCCTCATACGCCTTATTGGCAGACGTGATGCTCTCAGGCGTGGTATCATCGCCAATCGTATTGGTAACATCGGTGTAATGGGCAGCGATATGCTTATCTACCACATCGCGCAGTGCATAGGAGGCACGCGCCATGGCGCCATCGACCAAATTCACATTGGCCTGTACCTGGTCGATATCCTCCACCTTGAAGGCAAAATACTTCGCCTGGTCGATGGTCAGCGTCGTCGGCGTACCATCTACGCTTTCATACGTGATATTGGAGCCCTTAGTGTAGTTATTCACCGTGATATCGCCAATCTGATTGATTTTCACCGTATCGCCCTGATTGCGGATATCTCCTTCGTAGTCACGGTTTACGAGATTGCCATAAACCAAAGCTTTATCCAAGTGTTCGAGAAGGCGTGCTTCCCAAATCTGAGGTACAAAAGTAGAAATAGCCATTATTTGTCAACTCCTTTACTAATCTCGTCCCAATGAGCATTGATTTCCTCACGGGACATGCCCTTCAAATCCTCCATTGAATACTGCTTCTTACCGCCAGTATTCATATTGGAGCCTGTCCCTGTCTGCATGTCGTTTTTGACCGCCCAGGGATTATCCTTCAGCCAACCGGCCACACCGTCCTCCAAGGAAAGCTCTGTGTCACCATTGCGGTAAACAACCGTATCATCATCCTTCATGGAGATGTTATCGGCAATGACCTTCAGCATCGCTTCCGGATTGATGGCCTTCCCATTCGTAAGGGCTGCCATGGCCTTGGAACGGATTGCCGTCTGGACGCGCCGGTCATGTTCTTCCTTGGCTTTCTTCTCAGACGCAGCATATTTGTCGGTCAGTTCCTTGACCTGTGCCTGCAGGCTCTGCATCTGCGAACCGAGCTGTGCCGGGTCGCCGCCCTGCTGCTGAACAACCGCCAGCAATGCGGCAAGGTTCTTCAAGGACTCATCCACATTGCCTCCGTCACGGAGGTTCAGGGAATCCAGTACCTTGTTGCGCTCAATGCGGTTCTTGGCCGCTTCATCCCTGGTCTTGCTGATTGCTTCCTGCAAATCTGCAACCATGGCGCCGCCGTTTTCCGTCTTGCTGAGCGCTTCATAAATCTGTGCTAATGTGTATGCCATATTTATTCTCCTTTGCTGTCATAGCTTAGTTGATATCGCCGTTCTTTAACGCCTGCGGCCAGCACCTGGCTGAAAAAAGGCATGAAAAAAGCACCTACCTTCAAGATAAGTGCTTAGATATTCGATTAGTCAATTATTTCAATGGACTTAATTTCTGATTCACGAAATGCGTAATGCACAATGTGCCCATCAGGCTTTGTTACATCCAGATCCAATTCATTGTACCCCGGTTCGTCATCTTCTTCATTATCGTAGTCCGGGACGAAGCCAACAGCTCGACCTTTCCACACTTTACCCTCATCATCAGTCAATTGAATTTGATGCCTAAAAGCCCCACGCATTTCATCGACCATTGCCATTAGACTACACCTCCTTCGGAACCACATGTATTCCCTTGTCACCAACATGGACAAGACTATACTCGGATATTACCTCTTCGCCACTTTGATAGACCACTATGGCTTTCACACCCGGATGATGTACCAGCACTTTCTTGCTCCAATCTCCAGCTTTCGTAGTATTCATTTCCCCTCGCAATAGCAATTGGGTCATATCCAGCTTGTAAATGCTATCCGGATCTGGGTAGTAACTCTTACCAGGAGCATAAATATCGGTACCCTTTATATGAATTCGCTGACGGTCGGTAAAATCCTTTGTACAATAATCAGATTTAATGTAATCGCGAATTCTCCTCTCAAACGCTCCGTCTTCTTCCCCAGCAATGCGCTTAGCAACATCCTCTATCCTTATTTTACCGTTTTTGAGATACGGCTTCAAGGATTCTGGCAAATCTTTTACACGACTTTGGAGCTTTTCACCAGAATAGCCTCTTGCCCAGCGCGTCCATGAATCCTGATTCATCACAGCCTTATTCCCTTGAATCCCTAGAATCTGCTGCCGATGGTGAACAGATTGCTGAAACAGCCATTGTCTGCCACCACCTTCTATACGGTTCTTTGCTGTTCTCCCTTCCATCTCACTGCTGAATACTGGCGCCAGATGGCACAAGCAATGCGGATGCACCGGTAGTTTAGGCGTTTCATCCTTGGGATAGATGCCATTCCCCAGCCCCCACAAATTAGCCTCAGCATAAAGATTGCAGATATCAAACTTCGGATGCCGTGAAGACAGTTTCCACTGGTAGGCCACCACGCTTTCATCATGGCCATAGCGCTCGGCAAAACCATCTGCCCATGCCCTTGCCGCCTCTGTCCGGGCAATGCGCTCGGCAATGTAGCGGCTTTTCTCTTCGATGGCAGTATGCACAGCACGCTGCATGGCCTTTTCTGAGCGTTCCGACACGGCAGTGAGGAGCTCACTATAGGCTGACTTCAAAGCCCGATTAGGAGCACCATCAGCGGCCAATTTATCCACCTGCCGCTGCGCCCTGCGAACCATGCGCAAAAGGTAGGCTTCGTCTTCCTTGGTCAAATCCGACCGTCTGGCAAAATCAACGACTTTCTGCATATATTTCGGTATGCTCTGCCTGCGCGTGACGGCCTTGCCGCTATTGTAGCCATCATAAAGTTCGCGGGCGGCAGTCATGGCATGATGATTGAGCTTCAGCTGCTCCCGGATGGTCAAAACAATCCTGTCCCGCATTTCCTTATCAGCACCATGCAGTTTCTCTGAAAGCGTCATGCCGGATTCATCCCATGCCTCCTCCAAAGCCGATGGCAAAAGGCTTATCGTCTTTTTCGCGCCCTTCTCATAAGCAGATAGCATTGAATTTCTTACCGCATCACCGACATAAGCCCCCACGCCCATAGCTTTCCACATGGCATCGACCTTGCCTTCCACATCATCATCGCCATGAAGGTTTGCCATCATCCATGCAGACATGCCAGCGGCAAAGGTGCCAAAGTTCTTGGAGAAGGATTTTAGTATCTTAGAGATTGGACTTGCCATACCTCATCACTCCTGCGTTTCGGGCGGCTCAGCATGAAGCTCATCTTCATCCTGCTGCCGGAGCTCACCCACCAGCTCATCAAAACGTTCATCCGATATTCCCGGACAATATGCTGTGATAACCTGCTTCAGAACCTCTTCCCGAATGCCATTTGTAAGACCAAGGTCCAAAACGGCCTGCGCCTGCTCAATCTGTGCAGCCACATCTACAACGCCAAAATCGTTGGGGTAAATCACCGTATACTCTATGTCGCTATTCAGCCATGCTGCGAATAAATCCAGCACGGCTTTTTCCGCATCTTCACATTGGTGAGCAAAATTTGCCAACTGCTGATTGGTTCGCTCAAACTCCCATTGTCTTGCCACACCGCTGACATTGGAAGGGGTCGAGCCAAGGACATAAGACAGATTGACCATGCGGTACATTTCCTGCACCAGTAAGGTAATCTGCTCCTGCAATGTCTTAGCCGGATCCGAAGACGGTGCAATGAAATCAGGTGTATGGCTGCTATCCGGAGAATAGCCCAGGGCATTATTGTTGCCAATGGTCAGCTCCGTAGCGTCAAGGCTGGGAATCGTCAGCAATGGGAAGGTCTGATTCCGCAGGATTTCCCCAAGCCATGAGCAATGGTTATACAAGGATACAGCCGTCTTGGCAATAGGCATAAGCTCCGGCACAGGTTTCATGGTTTTCTGCTCCAGCACCCTTGAAAACAAGGGAACCACAGGCACCCTGCCCAGATTATATGTCCCACTGGTAACCGGCAGGTCATCACCTTCAATCTTCCACGAATCCCTGCCATAGGTCGTATAGCGATAACTGGTCGCGCCATTGTCAATCTTGTTGATTTCCCGGAACTTGATGTAATTGAGATTGCCCATACGGTCCATGCCGTATTCCTGCACATCCTCAGGGGCCATGACATACACATAAGGGAATTTCCGCATGGCCAGCTGTTCAGCTCGACTCCGCGCTATTTTATCCCCGAAATTGTCCACCACGATAAACGCCACACCATAGGTCTTGGCCATAATGGCTGCCCGTTTCATAAAGGCACCAATATCCGTGCCGTTGCCATCCACATCATCCAGGAACGCTTCCACAAAAGACGATGCCGCACCTGTGTAATCCCGCAAAGGTTCTTTCTTAAATATCGGGTCCACCAGCGCATTGACGATTGGTGCAAAGTAATTAAGGTAATACGCATTTTTCCTGCGGAAGGTGTAATCGTCCTCACTTTCGCGTTTATGCTTGGTCAGATAACCGCCGGTCTCAAAACCGCCAGTACCGAAATAGGCATCTTTCAGCAATGTATAGTTTTCCATTCTCTCACCCCCTTAATAGTTAATTCGTTTAGCGATAATCTTATCCCGTTCCATCACGCTGTCCAAAGCATAGCGGCAGGCGTCAATGGAATGGTTATTCACGTCCGGATAGGCACTGATAAACTGTCCCTGCCGGTTCTGTTCATACTCATAGCTTACAAATTCCCGATAGGTATTCGGGCACCGGCGTTTGTCGATGTAGATTTTCGCCCTGTCCTGCAGCCACTTCATACCAAAAGCAATGGAATCAGGCCCCTTCTTGGCGCCCTTTATTTTCATGCCAAGGTCTTGCAGCTCCTTGATGGATTTCGGCTCAGCACTATCTGCAGTTACCCAGTCACAGAGTTTGGGCTTTATCTTCTGATAGGCTGCCCGGTTCGTCAGCTTCTGCTGGTAAACCTCGTCATAGATATACACGATTTCATGTTTTGCATCGTAGTGCATGGAGACAAAGGCCAGCGGGTCAACAGCAAAGCCGAAGTCTAAGCCTTGATAAATATGGTCAAACTGCGCTATTTGCTTATCCGTCATGCGCATATCTTCCACATTATCGAACACAGCACCACCTGTGCCGGTAACTTCTCCCAGATACTCATGCCGATAAGCCCGCTCATTTTTCGCTTTTAGGCGGGCGGCATCATTGAAGAACTGCTCCCCCAGCCATTCCTGCGGCACCAGCTTGTAAGTGGAGTGATGCACCAGGCGGGCATCATCTTCCATAAGCTGCTCCTCATTCACCCATGAGTTTTGGCTCTTGGGCGGGTTAAACGAGCAAAATTCCCAATACTGCGGGCCGCCACGAAGAAGCGACTGGTTAAGGTTTCGGATTTCCTCCATGCCACTGAACTGATCCAGTTCCTCCATCCAAACCACACCAATGTAGCCAAAAGGCAATTTGATGGATTTGATTTTCTGCGGGTCATCACAGCCAAAGAACAGGATTTTCTGCCCCGTTGCTTTGTAAGTGATTTCATGCGGGCTGGTCTTGTATTTGAACTTGTTCATCAAGCCCAACTGTTCAATCCCCCACTGAATCTGCGGATAAACTGAATTCTTGATGGTATTGCCGACCTTGCGAAGCACTACCGCATGACAATCGGGATTCTGGATTAAGAGCTGCGGAATCTCGGTGCTGATGAATGAAGACTTTGTGGAGCCACGGCCGCCTTTCAGCCAATAATAGGTATGGCCATGCTGTTTGATATCTTGATGGACGCTCCAAAATGACCGGGCCACAATATTACTCAGCCTTATCGTCGTCATCCATGTCGTCCTCCCTCAAATCATCAATAATCTGTACCGATTCCACGCCGTTTGCCTTCTCTAGGCTTTCCAGCTCCGAAGCCAGGCGCTTGATACGGGCTTCCTGTTCTGCCACATCCATCTGACGCGGGAAACGCTTGAGGAGTTGCTGGGCGGCGTTGAGTCGGTCTCTCGAAGAAATCCGTGTTTCAATGATACGAGCCTCACTTATACCATCGCCTGCACCTTCAACCACTATATTTTCGTCTGTTAGTTCTCCTCTCATTGCCGAGGTTAAGAACTCCATTATCTCGGCCATATCGGCAGTTCTCTCTGAATGGATTTCAGCCTGCCGGGCTTCGATTGCCTGTTTAATTTTAGGTTTTTTAAGGTTCTCAGCTCCAACAGCTCCTGCTGTTTTTTCGCTATACCCTGCCCGCTTTGCCGCCTCTGTGGCATTTCCAGTCTCAATATAGGC